AGCAGCGGTGCTTGCGGAATGAGGTCAGGCAGCACCACATCCGGCACCGCCTCCTCTTCCACCCCGCCGCTCCAGCTATAAAGCTGCGCGTCCTCCTCCTGCAGCACCAGATCAATGCCGCCGTCAGACGCTAACGTCCATTCGGTTGGCAGAAACACTTTATCCACCCAGCCCAGCTGCGGCAGCGTGAGGCGCACCGGCTCCATCACGGCCACATCCAGCGCGGCCATGGTGCAGGGCAGTTCCACCACCAAGGCGCGCCGCCCGCGCTCCAGCTGCAATTGCGCCAGACGCTGCGCCATATAGCTGTTGTTGGTAAAGGCCAGCTCCAGGTCTTTGCCGATGCGCTCGCCGCCATCCTGCGCGCGATAGGTCGCGCTGGTCACAGGCGGAAACTCGGTGCCCAGCCAACCGCGCGCGGGGTCAACAAAGGTGCCCTGCACCACATTGGCCCGCTCGCGCCGGGGCGGCTGCGGCCGCACTTTCACCGCGCCGCGCAGCATACTGGCGTCAAGCGAGAGTTGCGGCGTGCGATACGCCGCCGGATAAAGCTTGTAGCGGCCTTGCGTATAAACCAGCGAGCCCGCGCAGCAGGACAAGAGCTGCTCCATGATATTGATGGGCTTTTGGTCAAGCGCCAGCACGCCGTTGCAGGTATAGCGCTTCTGCTCGCTGCCATCAGCCACGCGCACCAGCTCGTCACACAGATTGGCAGCGGCAATGAAGCTGTCATCATCAATCTCTTCACTCAGGCAATTCATGCCAAAGCTGGCCAGCAGATAGTCACGGATGCACAGGGCCGGATTATCACTCCACACCGTTTGCTGGCTACGCGGGTCATAGACCTTGCGGCCCTTGGCCACCACACTCAAATTCGGCAGGCCCGCCGCCCACACGCTGTTATCCCAATAGAGCCGGGCATAAACATAGGCCACGCCGCGCAGGCGGTGCGCCACGCTCCACACCGGCACATCACGCAGCAGGAACGGATCAGCCGCCTGATCAGCCGCGCCGCTAGCGTAGCGCCATTGCAGCAGATTGGGGCTGGCCGTCACGCCATCATTGAATTTGCCGTTGATGTATTTACTGCCCACCGGCGGCACCCGCCAGCCTTGCGCGCCTGCGGTATCGGCAAACAGCTCGTCATTGACATAGAGCGCGCTGATCTCGGTCACTTCATGCGCCGCCACCGGAATAACAAAGTGCAGCAGATGATTGCGCAGCCCCGTGGCCGAGTTGGTGGTGTAGGCAAAAGCCACAGGGCCGCTCACCCGCGCCTGCCCGTAAATGACGCGCCGCGCGGCGGTGGCACTGCGCACCATCTCCATACGCTCACTGGCGCTGACCGCCGTGCTTTTGCGCCGGCCATTACTGGTGAGCGCGTTGATCGCCATTGAGCCGGCAAAGCCAACCGCAGCACTCACCACAGTTGCAGCTACGCCGGTTAATCCTACAGCCGCCACCACGGCCGATGCGAGTACAGCAGGCATCAGATCCTCCAGCCTGCGCGCCCACTGGCGCGCGGTAAAAATATCAATCCGTGTTCACTCATGGCCGCCAGCTGCGCACCCAGACAGACCCCCAAAGCCGGGCCGTCTGGTGCGGCGAGCTCCACCAGATCGCCGCGCCCCAGCTGTGCGGGCAGCAAGCCCGGCGGGCCGAGCAGCCGCGTGGCCAGCTCACCCACATGGCGTAGCTGCCAGCGCGCCAGCAAACGGCGGGCGCCGCGCGCACTGGCATAGGGCGTGAGCGCCACCTGCCCCCAATCACGGGCCGAGACTGCCTGCAGACAGGCCAGCGCAAAATGCGCGCAATCCGACTGCCCCCAGATGAACGGGCGGTGCTGCCAATGCGCAATGACCTGATGCAGCCGCTCCGGCCAGTCCGGATGGCGGCTCATGTGCGCCCCCAATAGATGGTTTTTTCAGCCATCTGCGCGATGAACTCAAAGCCCTTGTCGCCGGGCCAGTCGGCCTGTTGCTGCTCGTTGGTGTAGCGCAGCAGGCGCGGCCGCTCCCAGTCCGACAGGCGGCTTTGCACCGTGAGCGTAAGCGTAGCGGTGCTGCCCATCTCGATATCCAGCGTGTCCATGCGGCCGCGATAGATCAGCAAGGGCGTGCCGATCAGGCGGTGCTGCTCATCAAGCAGGCCCACATACAGGCGGGCATCCCGGCCTTGATAGGCGTCGAGCAGCGCCAGCGAGATCATCTCCACCGGCACACCGCTGAGGGTGAGCTGCACGGCATAACCTTGCAGCTCGGCCCCTTCCGGCACTGCCGAGAGCGCGCCCAGATGGCCCACCCCGGTATAGACCTCATCGTTATGGATAACATCAAACGGGGCCGAGGTGGCGCGCACCGGGCCGGCGGCAAAATCAAGCCGCGCGAGCACAATGGGGCGCACCACCCCGGCTTTGCCAGCAGCAAGGGTCAGGGAGGCAATATCGCGGGCCATCAGAACCTCTCCTCGGCGGCAAAACTGAGTTTCACAATACCTTGCGCATCGCTCTGCCAGCTGATGCTGTCCTCCACCAGCGCCATGATGCAGCTCGCTGGCGTCAGGACAAGCTGCGCGTTATCGGCGGGCGCACTGCGCAGCGGCGGCTCGACCTGCAAGAGCGCGCGGCCATTGCCATCGCTCGCGGCATCAGCGGTGAGCAGATGCAGGCTGCGCCCGCTGCTGGTGTCATAGGCAATATAATCTCCCGCACGCAGCAATGCGCTTTGCGCGGGCTGCCAGTTCCAGCTGGCCAGCTGGGTGCCCCCCTGAGCAGTTCCCTGCACCGCGCCATCTATCCGCGCGCCGCTGCTGCGGCTACGCGCTGTGCCGCTGGTGGGCATATAGATACTGGCGGCGCTGAGCTTTTCAAACTGCACCGCGCCCACCCGCAAGGTGATATCAATCGGCTGGCCAATGGTCAGGCTGAGATAGAGCGCCGGGCGCAGGCGCGCCGTGTCTGGCGTGGTGTCAGTAATAGTGCGGGTAAAGCTGGTGCGCCGCCAGGTGGCATCTACCGTGCCAACGCTATTATACGCGTTGCTGATGAAGGTACCATTGCTCTGGTTCTGCTCGACGCGCTGCTGCACGGCGACAATGTTGCTGATACTGCCTGCGCTCAAGCGGTAAGAGAAGGAGCCCGTCCAGCTCTCGCCCTCGGCCACCGCAATCTGGCTCACGCTTTCAAAACTGAGCGAGGCATAAGCAGCCGTGGGCGTACCGTAAAAGCGCACCTCTACATAACTGATGCCCGCTTCAGTGCCGCTGCCCACCACCTCCCGTGTGAGGCCGTTGGCCGGGCCAAAGCTCCAATTGGTGGGCGCGCTGCCGCCACTGCCCACCACGCCAGCCACCGCCCCTACTGCATCACCATTGCGGATCTCATTACGGCTGCTGGTGCTGCTGGCCAACGCGGTGCCGCGCGGGGTGCGGGCGTCCGGGTCATAGCCATAAAAGCGCCCGGCCCCACCGCGCAATTGCAGCAGCAGCGCCTGCCAGACGGCCGCCTGCGCGCGTTTCATCGGCGGTAAGGTATAATCTGCCCGCCAGCGCGCGCCGGGCCGCTCGATGCTTTGGCTCTGGCCACTGAGCGGCGATATGAAGGTTTGAGTATTGCTGACCAGCCCGAACTGGCTGGACGCAAAGGCCGGGCTGCCCGGCAATGACAGAATGGTCATGAGCGTCTCCCGCTGATGCGTGCATAGCGCCCGCCGCGCTCCATGGCGGCAAAGACGGCGTCAAAGGTGCGGCTTTGAATTTCACCCGCTACCGCTTGCAGGCGGGCGGCGGCCTGCGCATCGGCCCCGCGTGCATCAATATTGATACCCACACTGATGCCGCCTGCGCTGCTGCTACTGCCCATACTGCCATTTTCAATGCGGCCCGCACTGCTGGGCACAAACAATTCAGGCCCGCGCTCCCCCACCAGATAAGGCTGATGGCTGCTCACGCTGCCACCACTGGCGCGGCCAAACAGGCCGCCCAACGTAGAGCTAAGCAGATCACCAAGCGGATTGATGACCGTTTGCCGCAAGGCGGAGTTGGCCAGCTCCTGCGCAATACCGCGGATGGCCTGCCCCAGATTTTTGCCATGCACAGCAGCGCTGACAAAGGACGTACTCAGGCGATCGCCCCAGCTGGCCACGCTAGCCAGTGAGCGAGTGGCCTGTGCATTCACCCCCTCCAGCGCTGATTGCAGCGGGCGGGCATCCGCCTCAATGCGGACAATGAGTTGTTCAAGTTCCATGCTGTTCTCCGAGTTGAGCGCGTAGCTGCGCCACCGTGCTGGCATCCAGCCCGCTGGCCTTGTCACGCAGATAGGTGGCGATGGCGGCCAGTTCGGCCGGGCTGGACTGCCAGAAATCACACGGGCGCCAGCCCAGCTCGCACACGGCAAAGCCCAGCCACGCCCCCCAGCCCAACCGCTGGCCGCTTATGCTTTTCCCGCGCTGGAATCTCCGTTGAGCGCCGCTTCCAGAAAGCGGGTCAGCACCGGGGTGAGCGCGCTCAGCCCCTGCGCCAACACCAGCGCGCCCAGATTGTCCGGCACTTTCTCGCCCGCACCAATCAGCCCGGCGCGAATGAGCGCCACCAGCTCGGCCAGCGTAAACTCGCCGCCCGCAAAGCGCCTCGCTAGCGTGAGTAGGCCCAGGCCGCTCTGCTCTTCAAGCGCCAGCAGCGCCGCGAAGGTGGGCAGCAGGCGGTAACTCACCCCGCCCAGCATGATCGTCAACCCGCCGCTCATGCTATACCGCCGTCAGCGTGAGCGCGCCGGAGGATTCCAGCGTGAGCGCATAGGTCTGCTCGCCGTTATAATCGCCGCTGGCTTCAAAGCTCACACACTGGAAGCTGCCTTCCAGAATGTCGCTATTGTCAAACTCCAGCCGGTAATTATCGAGTGAGCGCGCCAGCGTGCGGTTGATAAAGTCCGTTGCCTGCGTGCTGCCACTGAGCAGGCCAGACGCGCTGATAGTCACCTTGGCCACCCCCGCCCCGTCGAGCAGGGTGCGCATGCCGTTGCTGTCCTTGTGGGTGGCGTCCACCAGCTCGCCATTGACGGTGAATTTGGTGGTGCGCATAGCCGCCACCAAAGTCGCGCTGCCACCGGTGCCGAGCTTGAGTAACAGGGTTCTGCCTTTGCTGATGGGCATGATCTTTCCTTTCAAGTTGTTGATCTAACGACAAAAACCAGCCCGATCAGGGCTTTGTTAAGCATGCATCCGTAAGATGGGAGCATGCCGAGGAGTGATTTTGTGGCACAAGCAGCCCCCAGTATTAGCGGAGCCTTCAATCCGCCTGAGTTCCGCGTGGCCGATGGTCTGGCCGGGCGCCTGCTGTTTGACGCCAATCGGCTCGGCTCGCAGTTTTATCCCACCGTTGGTGAGCGCGCGATTGAGCAGCTGTTGCTGCGCTCGGTTGCGGCTGGCATGACCGGCTATCGCGCCCTGAGCAATGACGAGCGCGCGGGCCTGACCAGCTTCACCACCGCGATCAATACCGGCAAGAAGATCGGCTTTGATGCCTATCTTGATTCAGATAACACCGGCCGCAATCTGGCCGGCACGCTGCCACTCAGCCGTTTTGCGACGTCTGCCTTTGCGCCCAACATTGTTGAGGTCAACGAAGCCGAGAGCGATGAAGATTTGTACGACCCCTTCTTCACCTTTCTGGTGGCCGACCGCCTGAAGGCGCTGTTTACGGTTGAGCGTCTGGTGGAGAAGAAACAACCCATCATCACGCTGGTGGATGCCGAGCCCACCAGCCGCCCGTTACCGCAGTTTGAAATCAAACGCGAACAGGGCGATCATGCCCCGCTCATTCTGCTGGCAACCCCTGCCCAGCGCAAATTGCTGCATGACATTGTCATGGGCCCCAAAGTCCGCTTTGGCAAAGTCGCCACCCGCCAACTGCCTATTCAGCCGCACGGCTCAAGCGTGCGCAAGCTCATGAATTTGGGCCTGGGCGGCAAGGGCTAACCTCACCCAGACACCAACAAGCGGTAGCGGGCCAGGCCGCGTGTGCCGTTGCTGTCGGCATCAAATGCGGTGTGGGCCAGCTCTTCCTGACAGCGCACAATCGCGCCGCTGCTGAGCGTCACGCTGATATCCTGCAGCACATCGCGCAGCACCGCCAGAATATGCCGCACGTCCTGCCCACTGCGCTGGCGAGAATAAACCTGCAGCTGCAGTACCAGCTGCGTAGCCTGCAGGCCTTTGGCGCTGGCATCCCGCGCTTCTACACCATCGATCACGGCAAACGGAAAGGTCGCCATAACCGGGCGCTGGTCATAGAGCCGGGCGGGCACGCCCAGCACCGCTTGCACGGTTGGCGCTGCGGCCAGCACCGCTTCAAGCGCATCCAGCGCCGGGGCAACAAGGTCAGTCATGCTCACTCTCCTGGGACGGGGTTGGCGCCAAGGCCGTGCGGATATGCCCGGCCATCTGGCTGCGCTGGTCCAGCAGCGCCGGACGCAAGAACGGCTGCGGGGCCCGGCGGGCACTGCCCAGCTCTACCAGCTGTGCATAAGGCAGCGGCGTGCTGATATGCGCGGCGGCACCATCGGCAGATGTTTTCTCCTGCACCTCCAGCACCAGTGAGCGCGCTAATGTGCCGCTGTGGCTGGCCGCATTTTGCTGCGCCCGCTCTAGCACCGCTTGCCCGGCGGCGTGAACAGCCAGTGGCAACGCCGCGCGCAGCCGCGCCAGCAAGAGCGTGCCGATCATGCTACCCTCCGCAGCAGACGGTAGGGCGCGTATAATTGCAGCGCCAGTTCCGGCACGCTCATCAGCAGGCTGGCGGTTTTGCCGTCACGGGTCTGGCTATCGCCGCGCTGGCTGTACAGATAAGCCACATGCGCCAGAATACCCTGACGGATGGCGGCGGGCACATCACTGGCCAGCGCGCCATAGCCTGCCACATATTGCACTTCAAAGCCGTTGGCGCGGCGCAAGCCGGACGGCCAGCCATAACCCGGCCGCAACACCAGCCGCCCCGGCTGGCTGGCGCTATCAGCCATATATTGCGTGGCGCTGAGCGTGGTGACTGCATCCGCCTCATCATACACTTTGACTGAGGTGATGGATTGCAGCGGCGCACGCGGCAGCTCCAGCGCTGTGCTGGTGGGCACACGGTCATACAGCACGCGCAGGGTTTGCGTGAGCAGCGCCCGGCCCAGATAAATCTCGGCCAGCTGACGTGCTGCTGTTATCAGGCTGGTGAACAAGGCATCGTCCTGCGTGCCGTCGATGCGGCACTGGGCTTTAACCTCGCTCAAGCTGACCGGCTCAAGCGCCGGCGGCGTGATGATCTGCAGTGCGCTCATGCCCACACCCCCAGTAATTGCGTGGCTAAAGCCGGATCGGTAATCTGCGCGCCCGCTGGCACGTCAACCGGCGCTAAAGCCCGCACCGCGATATAACAACGCGCGGGGTCACTCCCCGGCACATCGGCGCTACCGCTGCGCGGGCCGATGATATTGGCCTCGCTCGCCAGAAGCGGCAAAAACAGACTGACATCCGGCGCATCAAACGCCGCATCATAATAGTGGGTCATGCGGTTACTCCCTGAAGCTGGGTGTTGGTCAGGCGCTTGTTCCAGTATTTCACGCCACGGATATAGCCATTGAACAGGCCGCTGCCCGCTGCCGCTGCGCCAAGACGCAAGGTGGTGATGCCGGACGGCATGGTGCCGGTTACGTCCGCCCCGACACTGGCAGCCGCCTGACAGAAGGCCATGTCATTCGCGCGGTAGGCATAAGCCGCACGCAGCTGTGTGCTAACGGCAAAGGCCGCGCCCACAATCACCGCCTGATCGGCCCCGCCGGTGGTGGTCACCCCGCGCAGCACGTTATCTGCTGCATTACGGCGGATCTCATGCAGATTGGTGCTGCTGCCATCATCAAGGCGCAGCAGGCGCGGGCTGGTAGCAGCGGCAGCATCGGCCCCGCTGCCGGACTTGGCCTCTACCCACACAGTGCCTTCGCTCAGATTGAGCAGCGATGCTACATTCATGCTGCAGCTGTCAGCCGCACGCGTGGCCGCGCTGGCACTGGCGGGAATGTAAGAGCTGCAAAACGCGCCTGCCTCCATCTGCGCGCCCCAGACATAGACGCCCGAGCTGCCATCGCCGGTGTAGTTAGTGCTAGTGCCATTATGCGGCCGCACAATCAGAAAGTTGCTGGTGGCGCTGGCGCCCAGCGTTCCGGCCATCAACACCCGGTACCAGCCATTGGCGCAGGCCTGCACATTGGCGCTGCCACTCAGGACTGTGCCATCGGTCAGGTTTACAACTGCTGTACCCAGCGTGGCGGCGTTGCCGTCCCAGCTGGTGACTTGCGCATAGCTACGCCCGGCTGCCTTGAGAAAGACGGACTGTGCATATTTGCTGCTCGCCGTCAGGCTACTGACCTGCCGCGACGCTTCATGCGCGCCGGTTGATGTGCCTTCAGTCAGCTTATAGGCCCCGCCAGTGCCAGTTGGATTGAGCACCGCATTATCCAGCACCAGACTTGCCCCCGCTGTTGCCCACGGACTGGCGAGCGCTTCAGACGGATAGAGCAGATTGGTGCGGCTTTCCTCCAGCAACAGCCCCTCGGCCAGTGTGATGCGCGGCACATCGGCGGCGTATGTTGTCAGCACGCCGCTTACAATATCGGTGGCGCTTGAGGCGCGTGAAAATGTCAGGCGGCTGTCGAGCGAGTTTTTCAGCAGCTCCAGCGTCAGGGTTGGCGCATCACTGCCGCCGGGCCGGGTGATGCGCGTGGACAGGCCCAAAAACATGATTACGCCAGCCCGATGAGGTTGATGCCCGCGCTGGTGCCTGTGGCCAGCACCCGGCGCACGCGAATGGGCAGCACCTGCCCGGCGGGCAGATTGCTAAAGGTCACAGCGCTGGCATCATCCGCCAGAATGGCCACCAGCGTACCGCCAGCGCCGCTATAAACGGCGCGCGTGGTCACGGCCAGATCGTTATTGTCATCCGCCGTAATGGCGAAGGCCTTTTGCGCCGGACTATCGAGGCCAGCACTGTGCGTTGCGAAAAAATCCGCCATAATCTCTCCTGTTTGCATGTTAAATGTTGGAAGGCCCGATCAAAGTTAAGCGGACCTTAACTACCCATCGCCTAGACTGAACGGTACGACGATAAGTCGCGGGAGTTCAGACATGAGCAGCATTTTTGAAAATGGCGCGGCCGGACGGCCCGCGCAGCAGGATAATTCCATCCAGCATTCCTTCCGCATCAGTTTGAACCTGACCCGGCGCGTGGTGCGCCGCATGATCGAGCTGGAACAGGTCCAGCCGCGCCCCGTCTGGCAGCCAGCACCGCGCATCAGCGTGGTGCCGGATCCGGTCAGTTTTCAATTCTCCCTGCGCATGTTGCGCCGGGTGATCCATCGGGTTCTGGAACAAGGACACCTGCAGGCGGCCTAACACCATCCGCCGCGCCATTCCCCTACGCGCCGGTTAGACCGGCTGCGTCACCGCCATACCGCGCACAATAAGCGCGGCTGAAGCGGCGCCGGTGGCACCGCTGGCCACATTCATCACCGCACGCACATAGCGCTTGCTGCCACGGTAGCCCACGCGCTGCACGCTGTTGGCACTGCCAGCCGAACTGATGGGCGTAAAGCTGCCATCCAGCTCAGCCGCGCTGGCGGTGGTGAAGCTGACATTATCGTCCGAATGCTCCAGCGTGGGGGTGTGGGTGCCATTGGTATAAGCGCCCACATACAGCAGCAGCAGCGCGGCATGATAGCCGGCCAGATCAACGGACGTGCCGTTATAGGTGCCGGTGGGACGCACCGCTGGCTCCAGGCTATGGGCCGCGTCGATATTGTTTTTCAGATCACGAACGGTCATGGATTGTCTCCTCAATCAGGATGCGCTGAACTTCATCAGCTTGATGGCGTCAAAGTTGACCACATCACCGCCGACACGCTTGGTGGTGTAGAACTTCACATTGGGCTTGTCGGTATAGGGGTCACGCAGCATGCGAATGCCGGTGCGGTCGACAATGGTATAGCCTTCACCAAAATCGCCAAATGCCAGCGAGAGCGAATTGGCAGCCAGCGCCGGCATGTCCTCGGCAAAGAACACCGGAAAGCCCAGCAGCGTAGGCGGCTGACCGCCCTGCAGGCTGACCTGCCAGATGTAATTGCCATCCCCGCCCTTGAGCTTGCGAATGGCCGCCGAGACCGAGCGCGGCATCAGCCAGCTGGCCTTGGGCAGATGCGCCGCCTTGAGCTTGTAAACAAGATCAAGCAGCTTGTCGGCCGGATTGGTGGAGGCAAAACCACCCGCCAGACCTGACGCCACATACTGCAGCTGGCCCCAGCTGCGCGTATCATCATCAGCGGTGGAGGTGGTGTAGCTGAGCAGACCGCGCGGGCGGCTCACCCCATCCCCATTGATAAAGGCATCTGCCTCACGGCGGGCCATGCGGTCGGCCACCTTCTGACCCAGATATTCCTCGACATTGATAGCGGCATCATCCAGCAGCTTCTGGCTGACCTTGGGCTGCGCGGCAATTTCATGCACGGGAATACGCACCTTGCCCAGCGCGGGCGTGGCGGTTTCGGCGCGGCTGGCGGTTTCGGACACCCAGCTGGCTTCGGCCTCGTTGCGGTCGGACAGCATTTCCAGCGCATCGCTCGAAATCTCGATGACACTGGCCAGCTGGCGCAGCGGCGTGAAGTCACGCAGGCGCGTGGCAATGCGGCCGCTCAGGTCAGCTGGCACCATATAGCCACCTTCCGGGTCAGAGCCGACCGTCATGGCCTTGCGCTCAAGCGCCAGCAGCTCGCCATCCACACCCTTGCGCAGGAAGGCGTTAAACGCCTTGCCATGCTCATCGGCCATGGGATCGTACGCAGCACTCTCCATTGACTTGCCGCTACGCTTGGCGGCAATGCCCTGACGGGTGATCTTGTCCTGCAGGCCATCGATCAGGCTGTTGAGGCGATTGAGCTTGTCGGTGGTGACGGCATCGACCGCGCCTTTGGTGCGCAGCTGCGTCAGCTCATCCTCATGGGCTGACTTGAACGCCTGAAACTGGCGCTGCATGTCATCAATCGCGGTACGGGTTTCGGTATATGAATCCATTCTCTACTCCTTGCTGGTTGAACGGGAAGCGGATGCGGGCATGGCCGCACGGATGCTGCAGGTTAAGTCCTGCAGCGCCCCCACCAATGGTGGCTGACTGAGCAGCGCTGCGCCCGGCAAGCGGGCCTTCACACCACTGACCCGCGCCGCTTCCAGCGCGGGAAAGGTGACTAATGAGATCTCGTAAAGGGCAATGCTCTTGAGCAGCTGCACGCCGCGCTGGCGGTCACGCAGGGCGTCCACCACCTTGTACCCGATCGACAGGCCCGACAGCGCCTTACGCTTGAGCAGAGCATAGGCCTCAGCCGCGCGCGCCACGTCATGAATGAACAGCTGCCCGCGCACAAACAAACCGGTGCTGTCACTCTTGACCAGCTGCCAGATACCGATGGGCTGGGCAATGTCATGCTGCCAGAGCAACGGCAGCGGACGGTCGGCCTTGCTCAGCGCGCGCACACTGGCGTCAAACGCGCCGGGCATCACCACGTCGCCGTCGCTATCCTCAATATGGTAAAGAGAGGCATAGCCCTCGATGATGCCTTTCTCATCATTGATTGCTTTCAATAAAAAGGCGCTGGGCGCCTTGTGCTGACAGGCCGAGAGGCCCCTGTTCTGCTTCATAATCCCTCCAATTTTAGACAGTTTGTGTTGAACACCCCTGCCTAATTTGCTAGCAAGGAGACCGGAGATTTTCGAAATGTCGTTTTTAAACCGCTTTGCCGCCCGCTTTGGGTCGGCCGCTCAAACCCCATCATCCATCCCGACTCTTGATGGCTTGCAGCAGACCTTAGTGGGCCCGTATGAAGTGTTCAGCGCGCTGACCGGCCGTAATTACGGCTTGCTCAGCCCGCGCGACATAACCAACACCTATCTCGATCTGGGCCGCCGTGTTTATTGCAACCAGGGTTTTGAGCATGTGGGCATGGCCCCGCTGGTGCCCGCTGCCCGCCAGTTTGAACTGAACATTCACTGGATGGGCAATGACGCCAGCCGCTTTGCCTTTCATGTCGCCGCCCACCGGATTGACCCCAAGAACCCGCAGGCCTCTGAAGATAACCCGATGGTTGACCTGATGCGCGTGCGTGGCCAAGTTGGCCCTAATGGCCGCGTCTATGCCGAATGCAGCACGCGTGTGACCAGCACCGGCGCTACCAACACCCATCCACTCACGCGCGAAGATCTCAACGGCATCCGCCGGATACGCGTGCTGCTGGGCTGCAAACTCTAACCTGACGAGGACTGATCATGAAAAAGAACATTTTACTCGCCCCGCTTAAAGCAGCCGAACGCCTGCTCAACAGATTGCCCGACCGCATTGCCTTTGGCCCCAAGGTTGATCGTGATGAACTGCCGATGCAAAGCGTATTCACCTTCCTGACCGGCCGTGATCTGGCTACCGCCGATACACAGAATAATATCCAGCAGACCTTCATCAATACGGCGGCCAAGCTGCCGCATAACCACGGCCAACCTGTAGCTGCCGGCATGTATTTTAGCTGGCCGCGCAATAATGACGGCACATTCATTGCCAAGCTGATGGAAACGTCTGAGCTCACCGATAACAGAGCCAGAGCCACGATCCGCATTATGGGCCAGGTCAGCCCGGATGGCTCAATCCGCGGGTTCATCCAAAGCAGCGATGACAGCAAGAAACAGCCGCTGACCGAAGCCGGTCTGGCCCAGT